TACGATTTCATCGGCAACCTTGTCAAGAAAGTTCTTTTTCTTGTAGTTATTTAGCTGCCGTTTTCCTATTGCACGTATCAAAGAAACGCCTTTAGCCATATCCAATCTCCTTTTAATTAGTTATTTCCGCACAATGAATAAAACGGAAACGGCGGACGCGCCGGAGAAATGGCACGCCCGCCGACTACTATGGAGCAATCAACTACGGAGTCAAAAAAAATTCTTATGCCGCTACCGTCCGCGGCGTTCCTTCGGGGTACGGCGCCACAGGCACTTGTGGCCGAGGAGGTTGATTTCCTTCACGAGCACCTGCGCCACCTGCAATGTCAGGTTCGAGTTCAGGTCGCCAATCTTCATCTCCACCGGTACGGGGAGCTGGAATTCCATCCCGTTGTCGAAGGCGATGACCTCGAAGCGCACGACCTTCGACTTCGGCACCTTTTTCTCGGCATTGTCGGTTTTATTCTTCGTCGCCATAAAATCCTTTTCCTTTCTTACTATGCGCGTACCAGCCTGCACGGCAGGCCCCCGCGGCTGAACTGTCTCACCGCGCGACGGACTTCCTGTAGAGTCCGCTCGCACTGCTCCACCGTCCACCCCATGTTGCGGTAGCGACGGAGCCACATTTTCCGGGCGTTAAGGACGCAGTTCTTCGAGAACCTGGAATCCTTCTGCGATACCGTCTTGACCTTGCGTCCCACCGTATTGAGCCTGTCGGCGCACACGGACTCCACCACGTCGGCACCGTCAGCGGACAGCACCTTACCGCAATGTGCGAACAGCTCGGAGTAGCCGTCGTCGGCCATGCGTTCCGTGTATTCAATCGTGGAAGGCATTATCACGGACTGGTTCACCTTTACCTCGAATCCTCCGTTGTCGGAGTAGTCGTCGATGCTGTCCGGTTTCGAAAGGCCGCCTCGTCCGTCCGGCACGAGCACGTTGCGGGCCTCGTCGTTGAGGCATTTCAGCCGGTTGTAAAGGTAGGTGGTGAAAGACGCGCCCTTGGACTTGTCGAAGTCCCGCGTGGCGTCCATGAATACCGTGTTGGCGATTGACTTGAGTTCGTCTCTGTCGAGGTAAGGCTTCGCGCTCGCGACATTCCCGACGCACAGGTCGATAATTCCCTCGCACCGCCTGTAGAGTTCTTCTGTAGCTTCCATATTATCCCTTCACTACACAATATACATTTTGTGTCATTTTTTGTCAATAAAAAATTTACTTTACACAAAAAAGTCCAGCACGCGAACTCCGATAACAAGGTGAAGGGAATAACATTTTCAACCAACGGAAATCTTACTATGGCAAAAGGAAGCGTATCTTACATGGCGGTGATGGAGCTCCGCCCGGACGAGGTGGAATTCGACCCGAAGAACCCCCGTTCCGAAATCGGCGACGTCAGCGACCTTGTCGCGAGCATCAGGGCTCACGGGCTCATCCAGCCCATCACCGTGCGCCGCACCGAAGAAGGCAAGTTCGTGGTGGTCGCGGGAAACCGCCGTCTCGCCGCTCTGAAGGAACTCAAGCGCTCCGTGAACGCCATCGAGGTAGAATTCTCCACCGAGAAGGAATACCAGGAAGTGTCCGTGGCCGAGAACATCGTGCGTTCGCAGATGTCGCCTGTTGACGAGGCGAAGGCCGTGGCAAGCCTTTTCCGCCGCGGCAAGGGACGCCTCGAAATCGGCGCCATGTTCGGCAAGTCCCCGCGCTGGGCCGAGGCGCGCTACCGCATCGCGAAGCTGGGCGGCAAGGCCCTCGAATACCTGGAACAGGGGAAGATCAATCTCGGACACGCCGAGGCGCTCACCGTATGCCCCGAAGGCGACATAGACAGGTTCCTGGAACAGGCCAAGTGGAACACTCCCGAACAGCTCCGCGCGGCCATTCTCCGCAGCCGCAAGGCTCTCGACAACGCCTGCTTCGACTGCAAGAAGGTTTGCGAGGGTTGCACCAAGAAATCCGACTGCCAGCAGGACCTCTTCGGCGACATCAAGGACGTGTACTGTCTCGACGAGCAGTGCTTCGAGGAAAACGTGAAGAAGTTCGAGGAACAGCTCGCCGAGAGCTGGAAGGTGAACGGCTACGAGCGCGTCCCCGAAGGCGAGGACATGAGCGCCTGCAACGGATGGGGCGAATGGGTCACGGACGAGGAATGCAACGCCGACGAAATCGCGGAGCTAAAGGAAAAGGGCGTGAAGCCGATGTTCTGGGTTTACGAAGGCAAGTCCGGCCTGGCATACCGCGAACCCGACGAGGAAACGGAAGAATCCGAAGGCGAAGGCGAACCCGACGACGGACTTTCCTGGAGCGACAGGAACGCCATCGAGCACAAGGTATGCGAAGTAGACGAACCGCACGTGCGTGCCAAGGTACACGATTTCGTCGCTACACTTGACGACATCCAGGTGGCATTCATTCTCGCCACCCTCACGAACAGCCGCTACGAGTACACGGAATGCGACGCCGACGGCAACCATACCGACAAGGACGAATCGTTCCTGTTGCACGTAGGCGACGAGGTAGGCGAAAAGCGTCAGCGCGACATCCTCGAAGACGAAATCGTTGAATCCGTACTCGGCTACAGCGGCGTACGCAACGGAGACGAACGCGGCTACTTCGGGTGCCTCCCGAAGGACGAGGCCATACAGAAGGCGAAGGAACTCTGGGAATCCGAAAAGGCAAACGAGAAGGAAGACGAAGATGGCGAAGACGGAAACGAAGAATAGCCGCACCGCGACAGGCGAATACTACGACGGCGAAGTGGAAACCATCGTGTACCTGGAATGCCTAGCGACTGCACTCATCAGGAACGGAGTCGAACCGAGGCGCGCCCACAACATCGTCGCCGCCACGAAGTACCTCTCGTCTCGACTGGGCGCGAAGGCGGACCAGCCGATAGAACTGGACCTGATGAAGGCGGAGAACTACATCCACCGCGCCCGCACGGGCAAGTGGCTACCGAAGGAACGGCTCGACCCGTTCGGGGAATGACCAATGACAGAAAACGAAATCATTGCTAGAGGCATCGTTGCAGGCATGGCTGTCGTGCTTCCTTTCCTCGGCATTACCATTGCAAAATGGCATTCGTGGAAGGGCTGGTGTAAGTTTTGGCAGATGATGCACAAAGACTTACAGATGCAAAACGAGCGACTGTTTGAGGCCATGACGACGCAGACCAATTTGGTGCTGAAACTGAAAAGGGATCGTAATTGGGAGTCCTCTCAACACCATAAGTACAAACGATGTATGGGACTGGCAAATGTGTGCGAGTGCAGAACCGCGTATACCTGTGGTCGAAGGCTTCGCCATAACCTCATGTGGAGAGAACGGTGGCTGAAACTTGCGGAATATTTCAAGGAGGATGATAATGGACTTGGATGAAATCAAGCGTGGCCTTCGGGCTGAAATCAAGAAAAGGGAAAACGAGCAGTACGCTACATTCCAGTGCAATGTTCGTCAGATGTGCAAGGATGTACTCGCCAAACTTGAAGAGCAGGAATCGGAGATTGCGGAACTGAAAGCGCAGAAAGCGCAGGCAGAGGACGATTGCGCATACTGGAAAAATTTGGCACAAATTTGGCACAAAAAAGAAACCTAACTCAACCGCCCGATAGGGCAGAGGAAAAATAACAATGGAAAACTTCAACATCATCAAATTACTGAAAGCCCACAAGAAATCCGTAGGAATCGTGGCCGCCGTACTTCTGTCTATTTTCGCGTACCACGTCATGTTCGGCTACAACACGGCTACGCAGCTTCTCGTGAAGCAGTCGCCGACAGGAACATTGTCTTGCGTCGACCACGCCGGATTCTACTTCAAAGGTCCGTTCAGCACCATCTATTCCTACGACCGCACGAAGGACTTCTACTTCAATTCCTCCACTAAAAAGGTAAAGGGCAAAGGATGGGAAGGCGACTATTCCGACGAGGACGATATTTCCGTCACCCTGTCACGAAACGCAAACGCAAACATTTCCGGCTACCTCAAGTACCGGCTCCCGACGGAATGCGAAGACCTTATCAAGATTCACAAGGAACAACGTTCCGACAAGAAGCTTAAACACGACCTTATCCGAAACTCGGTACTATCCGCAGTACGCAAGACAGCACCGATTTTCACTGCGGAAGAAGCCAAGGTCACACGAATCGCAGAATTCAACAAGCTTGCCGAAGACATGCTGTCCGAAGGTGAATACGCCACCACCATCGAAATCCTCAAGGAAAAGACCGGCGAGGACGAAGTAGATGCCGAAGGCAACATCATCAAGAAGGCCGAGACACAGGAATACCGCATCACTAAACTCAAGCTCGACAAGGACGGAAACCGAGTCCTCACGAAGAAATCGGCACTCCGTCTCTACGGCATCAAGATCATCAAGTTCGACATCCAGAACGTAAAGCTTGACGACAAGGCGCAGAAACAGCTCGACATCGTAAAGGAACGCGAAATGCAGCGCGTGGCAAACGCGACGGCAGCGGAAACCGCAAAGCAGAAGGCAATTACCGCCAAGGCCGAAGGCGACGCACGTATCGCCCAGGCAAAGGCCGACCAGGAAGTCGAAAAGATGACCGCCGTCACACAGGCGCAGAAAGAAAAGGACGTGGCCGTTCTCCAGGCACAGAAGGAACAGGAAGTCGCCCGCCTCGAAGCCTTGAAGGCTCTCGAAGTCGCAAAGAAAATCAAGGCCGAGAAGGAAGCGGAAGCGGCCGCCAACCGTGCACTCGTAAACGCCGGTTTGACCCCGCAGGAACGCGCCGAATGGGACTACAAGACGAAGGTAGGCGTAGCCGAAGCTCTCGCCAAGTCCGCACACCCGCTCGTCCCGGAAATCATGCTGACCGGCGGCGAATCCAAGGGCGGTTCCAGTTCCGCCATGGACGCGGTTGGACTCAACATGCTCATGAACCTTACCGACAGGTTGAGCAAGAAGTAAGGAGCGGCATCATGAAGAAATTACTGTGCGCAGTTGCCGTCGCGGCACTCGTAGCCGGATGCCGTGGCGAAGGTCCCGCAACATCGAAGCATTCGGGCAAGAAATACTACCCCGTCAAGGTATGCTCCATTGGAGATGTAACAGGCGAATCGTGCGTAGAGTACGCGGCTGAAAACTATTGTAATTGCGACAACAATTTCAGCATCACGACTCTTGACGGTCACAAGTACGAGTTCAACAAGACCGGATGGTCAATTATAATCACCAAAAAATAAAGGAAAAACAAAATGAAAGCAACAAAGAAACCCGTAACCATCGACGCGATCTACTATAACGGCTCCAATGCCGAAGAAGTCCTCAAGTTCTGCGAAGGCAATGCCGTCAAGAATGAAGATGGTACGCTCACGATTCATACGCTCGAGGGCAACCACAAGGCTATCGTGACGGACTACATTATTCGTGGCGTCAATGGAGAGTATTACCCGTGCAAGGAGGACATTTTCGAGAAAACCTACGACATTGCCGAAAACGTAGAACAGGTTGAATGCGTTCCCGACGACAACGAATACGAATTCACGCATGATTTCTCCTGGGCACTTCGTCAGATGAAGAACGGATACCGCATCCATCGTTCCGGCTGGAACGGCAAGGGAATGTTCGCCGTTCTCCAGAAAGGCTACCCCAATGGAATCCCGTGTAACAAGCAGACTGCCGAAGCATGGGGTCTCAACGAAGGAGACCTGTTCCGCTGCGAACCCTATATGCAGCTCAAGATGGTCAACGGTTCCCATTCTATGTGGGTGCCTTCGGTAAACGATTGCCTCTCTAACGATTGGGCTATCGCAAAGTAACACTCATCAATGGCCGTAGCCTCAACTGGTAAGGCTCTTCTCCTGCGAGGACGGGTTCGAGTCCCGGATGTTGCCGTCAGGTGTCAATGGTAGCACGCGCAGAAAGAAGGTAGTTGTGGGTTCGACTCCCACCGGCCATATAACTGAACCAAGGGAATCAACATGAGCAAAGAAAATAACAAAATAGATCATGAACGATTTAACATTCTACTCGACGATTTTGCGAAAGAGCTAGACATACCAATTTCAGACCTTGCAGAAACAAATGATTCTAATAATGATTTTAGCCGACGCAAAGATTACCGTTACATAAAGAACGATACTCTACCTTTCTTTTTCATCGAACTATACACAGACAGTACGAAAGTCCTTGTAGACAAGGAAGGAAAACCAAGCATTTACGAATATCACGACGAAGAAACGTTTAAAGCACTACGTCCGTTAATCATAAAAGCTATCAATGACAGGTTTGAGTTCCTGAAAAAACAAATTGTATACCAAGAAAAATATACCAGAGTCATCGTCCGTGAAAGTTTCCTAGACAAAAAGGAAACGTTGCTTTACTTGTATTTCAAAGGGGAAGAATACACCGCTAGTGCAAAATACGGAAAGATTTCGCTTACGCCATATAGTATGACACCTGATGCGCTATCCGTCTACATGAACGTAGTAGAAAAGTTTCTCTTTCCATACGCGAGGAAAAAACAATGCCAAAAGTAAGACTCAACAACGTCACGCGCGAAGCTGCCCTTGCCGCACTTTTCAACAGGGCGAAACCGCAGGGCCTCGGAATGCTTCAATACGACAATGCCCACGTAATGACCGAGAATGAAGCAAGGCTCGTCCTCATGAACGGCGACTACGTGGACTACCTGGAAGGCCGAGTAATCAAGGTGGACTTCAAGAACCCCGAAGAAATCGACACTACCCTGTACGACCGCGACAACGGAAAGGATGCCGGAGAAGGTGCCGTATTCTTCGCGAGATACAGGCACCTAGCACAAAACGGTGCGACTGGGTTCCTGCCGTTCAAGGTAATGGGACACAAGGCCAAAGAAATCGACGTTGTTGGAATGTACGGATTCAAATACGACGACGTAATGGGAGGCTCGCTGATTGTGTACATGCGCCCGGAAGTCATGCAGTTGCAGAGCCGAATCCATTTCGAGTTCCACCACGCAGACCTCGGTAGCGAATACATGCAGTTTATAACGAGCACGGAATTCATCGCAAAAAGAAAAGAGGAATTCGGCTACTGCGTTGAAAGCGTAATCATCCAGGCGATGCGCCGCATGCTGGAGAAGGACAAGTAATGAAGTGCGGAGAACTGAAGGCAGACATCGTAACGACAAACACGCCGTGGTACGAAATTGATGGTTCTATCAACATCAAATTACAGGAGCACAAGGACTGCGAATTTGTGGACTTAAAGTATGTAAACGAAAACACGGCAGTTCTTCTCTACAAGGAATGTAAGGAATGCAAGGAATGATAGAGAAACCTAAAGCCGAGAACTGCTTCGACGTATACGAGGAATACACGAAGACCGGCGAAGAAATCCTCGTCTACCGCTCCGAGGCAATCGACAAGTACATCGACTCCCTGCGCTCCGAGATTGTCGAGAAGGTCGTTGACGACTTCACGCGGTGGCGCAAGTGCGACCCGGTGACGGGAAAGCCCGACGAGGAGTATTTCCGTTCGCACCCGAAGCTGACGCTCGTCAAGGTCAAGTTCAACTACCTCGGCGAGGACATCGAGGTCGTCAAGATCGCCAAGTGGGACCACAACATAACGTGCTGGAAATTCCAGTGCAGCGAGGACCCGATGAACGACCCGGAATACAAGGGCGACTACAGGGTGGTAGGATGGAGGCCCATACATTGAGCAGCATGAGGAAGGACGATGACGGATACGGACAGAATGCCACAGGTGCTCACCGACGTGCTGAACGTCGGATGCAGAGGCTACACGCTGACGGAAGCGCAGAAGGCCCGCAGGAAGCGCGGACAGAGCATATACAACAGGGACAGGAAAGCGGAAGAATACAAGTACAGCAAGGGAGAATGGGTATAGCATGACGAAAACGATTACGAAGGACCTCATCGTGGTGCACGGCACCGACAGGACGCAGTGCGGATTCCAGCGATTCGTGCTGCCGACGCTCATGCACTCCACGTCGCTCACGGAGAACGTCAGCGTGGAGCTCCGCACGTCGCCCGTAACCGACGTCGGAGAACTGAAGCGCCTCGTGTCGGTTGTTATCGTGCGCCCGGCGGACATCGCCTGGAAGGGCTACGTGGCCTACTACACGCAGAAGCGTCAGTTCTTCGGATTCAAGGTAGTGGTTGACTTCGACGACCCGCTGTGGTGCGTACACGACAACTGCCGCGAACTGATGGACGAGGTTTCCAGAGGCTTCGACTGCGCCGTACTCTCGACAAGGGCGTTGAAGGACAAGTTCCACGACCGCTACCCAGCAACGAAGGCCATCGTGATGCCGAACGGCGTCGCGGACTTCCTGTACGGCAATACGGACAACGGCGAACCCGCAAGGCCGCGCAAGGTGCCGGTAGTCCTCTACGGAGGCGCGGGAGGTCACGACGAGGACTTTGCCGGTCCGTGGGCGCCGTGGCTGCGGCACAAGGTGGAGAACGGCGAGATAGACTTCCACTGTTTCGCATCGCCCGTCAAGCCGCTGGAGCACTTGGCGAACCGAATCACGGTGCACAACGCGGTAACGCCGCCGGAATGGGGCAAGGCGCTCACGGCGATATGCCCGGACTTCTACATCGCGCCGCTCGCGGACACGACGGTGAACCGCTGCAAGAGCGACCTGAAGTACAAGGAGGCCTGCGAGCTCGGAGCCGTGTTCATGGGCTGCGGCGAGAGCTGGTCGCCGTACAGGTCGGCACCGAAGGGACAGCTCGTAGCGAACTCGGCTACCGAGGACGAGCTTGACGCGAAGTTCCGCTCATTGTGCGAACCGGATAACTTCGCGAACGCTGTCAAGGCGCAGCGTGACATGCTGACCGAGAAGCACTTGCGCATGACGGACCACATTTTCATAGGACGCTGGCTCATCGCATACGGCAACTGCAAGGAAGCGTAGCCGAATGCCGTCGCACGCGAACCACGATAACATAGCAGAGAGGAAATGCACACAATGTTCACCGAATACCATCTCGAAAAGATCATCCAGGCGATAAACGACGCCGAGGAACGGCAGACGAAGGCTATCGTCGCCGCCATCGAAAAACTGAAGCCGGAGCCCGTCAAGGTCACGCAAGAACGCCACGACATCGGACTGGTTGTCAACCCGGACCTGTTCACCCCCGAAGAGGAAGAGGCTCTCGCCAAGGCAATCGACGAATCGCGCGTGGTCCCCGTGAAGAAACCGTCCACGGCACCGAAGAAACCGTCCGCCACGAAGAAACCGGCTCCGGTAAGGGGGCGCAACTGATGGTTAGAGGTAACAGCGAATGGAAAAGCCAGCAACGCCGCGAGGAACTGCCGAAGGTGCGCTGCTACAGGTGCGGCAGGGAAATGCCGGTAAACGAGATGGTGGAAGTGGGTTACGAAGTCTACGCATGTCCTGGAGGATGTGGACAGGGCATCCCGAAATGAAGAAGACGCGCAGCATAACGACCACCGTCACGGTGCAGCCCAGCGACGTCGTGTTCGTCCCGAAGCTGGGAGAGGTGCCGAACGAGACTGCGGCGGAGAGAGTGCGGCGCATGGCTAACGAGCGAAAAAAAAAATACCTTCTGAACCCGGGAAACCGACGGAAGCACATCAGGTGCATCATCGAGTGCGTAAGGCGCCAGCGCGAAAGAAAGAAATTACAGAAGACCGCTTGAACGGTCTTTTTTCTTTTTATCGTCAATTCAGCCAATTTTGCAAAGTAAAAAAAAGAAACCGCATTTTGACGAAATTCAAAAGGCGACTAAAAGTAAACGAAACGAAACGCGGCTCGCGCCGGATTCCTGTTCCTAAACACACCCGATACACTCTTGCGTTTTTAACACTTTACAAAGTGCAGCTTTTCAGCAAAGTGTACCAAGTGTATCAAACACCCAGTCCACCCCACACCACCCAATATACCTTTTCCCCGACGACAAAGCAAACGCGCAATTTGCAAACCGTTCGCAAATCCGGCAGAAAACGGCCCCGATTTTCGGGTTTAATGTCTCCGACTCGGAGTATTCCAACCCGGAATAGCCGAATTTTCGCACGTAACCGACCTAGAAAGCCGTTTTGGACACTCACCCGTACTTCCTACCGCCCGAAAAGAAAAACGGCCTAGAGAGCCGTTTCCGTCCAAAATCCGTTTTATACACAAACACGCATAATGCGCATAGAGCGTGACGGAGTTGCCGTATGTCTAAAAAATCCCGATTTTTAGACATAGATTCTGCAAGAATCCTACAGAATCCGCAAATAAAACCGGAAAATTCAACATTTTGTATCGTTTTCGGGTTTCATTCCGTCTTTTCGGCGACTTCCTTGGAAATCAGCATCGGCTCCTTGGAGAGTTTCCCGTCCATCCTGTCGGCCACCTCGGCCATGAACTCCAGGGTACGGTCCAGCACCTTCCCCTTGTCGAGGCCGTCGTCTATGGCGCGTTGTGCGACCTTGATGTGGTCGCGGAGCCAGTCGGCGAAGCATGTCATGGCCTCGCGCTTTCCCTTGCAGTACGAAATTTCGAATTCTTCCGATGTCATTTTCTATCCCCTCGGTTCGAGTTTGTCGATCTTGTCGAAAAGTTTCTGCATGAAGAAGTCGGTCTTCCTGTCGAAGGCCTCCTCGGACCTCTCGGCGGCGACGCGCTTCTTCACGGCCTCCCAGATTTCGGGGCCGAACAGCTCCCCGATGGTCATGCCCATCGTAAGGAGCCTGTACTCCGTCTGGTGCGTCGGGAAAGTCTTGCCCTTGACCCAGTTCGATACGGTCTGGTCGGTGACGCCGAGCATCGCGGCGAGTTCCTCCTGCTTGCGGATGCCTAGCCTTTCGCCCTCCCTGGCGAGAAAATCCTTGATATTCAGTCCGTCCATACAAGGAAATATAGCAATATTTACAAGAAAAGATTGTAAAATACTATATTTTTACAAGGAAAACTTGTAATTTTGTGAAAACTTGTGCTATATTTACCCCGAAAAGGTATGAAAGACGAAGGGGAAATCGCACTATGCCTGGACAGAAACAGAGGGAAGCTGTCGCGCTGATATACGCGCTCTCGCGGAAGGGGCTCGCCGAGCCGGGGCTGGAAAGGGAGGCCCTGCGGCGTATAGCCGGGACTGTGGAGCGGGTGTTCATGGGAAAGGAAAATAAAAGTGCCGGGACGGACACGCGCCTTTGAAGGGGAGATAACCAGCGAGGGACGCTGGTAGGCGGTCCGTTCCCGGCTAGGGAATTCGTTACACGGTGTTATCGGTGTTCGTGCGCTAGTTCGACTGCGCGCGCCTCATCCCCGCCTTGACGCCTTCCTGGTACGGCGTGGAGCCGATGGGTGTGATGGGGGCTATGGGGCATATCGGGACTATGACGTTGTTGCCCTTTACGAGCTTGTAGCCGAACTCGAAGCCCGCGCAAAACTCGGACTGGTTGTCCGCGAATGCGAGTGCCGCGATAGCGAGTACGGCGAAAATCAGTTTTTTCATGGTTGGCCTCCTTGAGAGCTGTTGAACCTGTTATCCCTACACCAAATATATACAATTTTCCGCCGGAGCGGTAGCCCCCCTCGCGCGCACGCGCGCGTACCCCCCCCTATGGAAAATACTATCCGTATTCAGATATATGGTTAAATGAAAGATAATATCTGTTATTTCTATTACTTCTTCTATTGCTATTGCTATATAAGGATGGGTTTTCGTGGGTTAGCTTGGGTTTTGCTGGGTTTCTTTGGGTTTTAAAATAACCCATTGGGTTCTGTTGGGTTTTTGAATAACCCATTGGGTTTTTATTGGTTTTGGGGAACCTGTCGAAAACCGCCCGGTTTCCATTCGGTTAAGGGTTGGGTTCCCGTTGGGTTTTCTTTCTTAATCCGTTGAAAAAACGTTTTAAAAATGTTTTAAAAACGTTTTGTAATGTTTTACTCCCGAAATCGACGGTCGTACCGCTGAAGTACATCGGTTTAACCACGGAATAACCACGGAAAACCGATGTTTAACCACGGAAATTATTGTAAACACACGACCATCCGTACGATTACTCGTCCGATATATCGTACGATAGGTCATACGATATATCATACGATTTTCACCCGTTGAAGAAAACCGAAATAAACCCACTGGGTTTCCACGGGTTTTGCTGGAGGCAAAAAAAACGGCTTCCGCCGTCGCTATCAAGGTTTCCAGTAAAGGTCGTCTGTCGCAACGAAATCCTCGCAGTATGTACTCGATTTAAGATTCTCGTATACCTTCATGTCAGTAGGCAGTTCTGTCAGTTCATGTACCTTATGGAATACGATACTGTCGGAATGGCACTCCATCCAGCTTACAGACGTCTGGTAACCCATCCAATCAAAAGGGGTGTGCCCTTGTTTATCGTGTATTTTAAAAAATCTACTACCAGATCTTATAGCCGAAAGAAATTTATCTTTCATTGAATTACAATACCCTTCTGACACCCTATATCTCATCGATTCATCCTTGACGAGACAAGGCCATCCTACGAATTTTGACAATTTAGATGTATAGACAGTTTTATGGCCCATAGGAGGCTGAGATAAAAACTTGCGAACCCACTTTCCTTCGCTGTCAAAACGGTATATAGACAAGTCTGTCCTGTTTACAGGCCCTCCCTTAATGTTATAACGGCATCTCACGATATTGGTATCGACTACATCACAATCTACGGTGCATTTCATTAAGGTTGTGTCAACATCTACCATTCCACAATTTACGAGTGAATCTTCCGCTATTGATATAACAACAGAAGAAATGATAAACATTAAAATCTTTTTCATAACTTAGCGCCCTCTTCCGGTCGATTCTTGAGAATTTCCGCGGCAACAATCATCGCCTTGCTTATATCTTCGTTCGTGATCTTCAGCCCGTCGGACTTCGTTTCAACACCGAAAAGGGTCTTCGTCGTGACTCCCCTACGCAACAGCCTTATGATTGCGTTGTATTTCGGGCGGTTGCCCTTGCGGGATTTCGGCCACGTCCACCTGTTTATCGTCTGGTAGTCAAGGTTAAGGAACTCGCATAGTCCGTCCATGTCAAGGCCGCTTTCCTGGAAAACCATGTCCAGGTTTATCGTATGAAGGAACTCCTCCGGAGGCTCCTTCACCTTCGCGACATGTTCTTCTATGGGATTTTCGGGCTTCAAGTTGTCGTCCATGGCACAAAAATAGGTAATTATAGGATTTCAACAAGAAAAATATTGAAAAAATATTGAAAAACTATTGACAATGTAGAATTTCTAAGCTATATTGTAGAAAAACAACACAAAGATGTAGGATTTCTACAAGGATAGCAAATGATTCAACTCCAACTACCTGACGAAATGTCGAAGTTCTTTGACGACATCAAGGCCGTCAGAGAAAAGAACCTCGAACCAAGCACTAACCGACAGATCGTGATCGATGCCGTCAAGGACCTCCACAAGAAGGTTGTAAAGAAGGACTAATTGATGGCATCTAGGAACGACATATTCTGGTGCAGGGTTTTCTTCAAGGCGTTCATCAAGCATTTCCGCAAGATGAGCGACGAAGAAATCGTAAAGGACATCAGACAGTCGATGGACGACCTCGAAGACCTCGTTGGCGACACCGACACTTTCGGGTCGCAAATGGTCCGATGGGCAAACGGACGGGCCGACGAACCTTTTGCCACGGCAGCACGCGAGAACGGCAAGAAGGGCGGACGCCCGCGCAAGAATCAAGAATCTACGGCAGGCGCCCCTACCCGCGAGGATGGGGTGAAATCGGAGGGCGTGCGCATCGCCCCGAAAGCGGAATCCGGTACGCCTGCCAAACTTTCCCTCGCATACGCCGGAAGGGGCGGCAACGTACACCTCACAGACGACGAGTACAACATGCTCCTACAGGAACTCGGAAACAAGAGAAAGGCCGACAAACTCATCGACTCGCTCGACTACGCCATCGCAGAAGGCAAGACCTTCAACGCCCCGCACTTCCACGTGCTCATGCACTGGAACGACTACCGCGAGGACAAGGCAGCAGAAGCCGCCGAGATGGCGAAGGTGAACGCCGACGCCAGGGCGGAGGCATTCGCGAAACGCGGGTACAAGACAGCCGAGGAAAGGCAGCAGGAAGAAATCGCGAAGGTCAGAGACTTCTGCACCGGGCTGCGCAACGGAACCATCAAGATTGCAAAGGAGGGCTAATGATGAATGAGAACATCCTTGCTGAAATCAGCGAACAGATTACCGTCGCCTACATGCAGGCCGGGAAGAAGATTACGGGCGAAAACGTGGCCGTGGTGGCGAAGGCCATGATGGACGCAATAGGTTTCGCCAGCGTCGAAGAAGTGCGCGAATCCTTCCGCCGCGCAAAGATGACGCAGGACATCCCGACCCAGCGCACGCTCGCCGAGGCGCTCGCCAACCACCGCGCAGAGACCTACACGCAGACATCCTCGCTCCCCCTCATCGAGAACGCCGACCCCCGCGCCGCATGGCTCCCGAAATCACAGATGAAGCGCAACATCAACATGATGACCGCCATCAAGAACCTCTCCGCAGCCATCTCCGACCGCGAGTACATGGAGTACTGCAAGGTGCATGTAACCAAGACGGAGAGGCGCGGCGACAAGGAAGTGGCGGTATACGCCAACCTGGAGGCAGCCCTGGCGTTCGACAGGCCGAAGAAGAAGATGCTGGAGGACCTCTACATGAAGTACTGGAGAAAGTGCTCCTGCGCAGCAGGCTACCCCGCTAACGCGCCGCTCAACCACGGACTCACGCCACCAACGGTGCCGGAATTCAAGGCGATGCTCCACTACGAGAGCCTCGCGCACATCTAAAACCTAAAGGAGAAAACAAGACTATGGACTGCAATATAGACCTGGAGAAGGTGGCGAAGGCCACGGTAATGAAGGACGGAGTTTCCGCCGCCATCTGCATCGGCGAGGCCGTCATGGAAGCCGCCTTGAACGCCACGAGGTTCTTCCGCGGGAGCATGGAACTCGACATCACCGAGTTCGTGATTGAACGAATCGAACTCGCAAAGAAGGCCGGACCTCCCGAAATAGAGATCTACCGCAAGAAGGCCGAAGCCGTGGCCGGTATCGTACCGAAGCGTCGCCGCGGTAGACCGCACAAGAACCCGCCAAAGAAGGAGACGGACAATGTGTAAGGACGGATTCACGCGCAACACCGCCGACGACGGCATCCACGACAACATCGAGTTCAACGATTACCATACACCCGAATACAGGATGAAACGCCGCGCACGCCGCGCCATCATCGATAACCTGGCCCCGTTCGGCATCGTCGTCGGGACGCTCGTAGCCTTCCTCATCCTCGGTTATATCGAACTGGGCGAATTCTAGTGGAACTGAAGGACTACACGGAGTACGCCACGTGCACGATATGCGGGCTCAAGAAGTATTGCAGACTCGTCGCCGGACGCTTCATCTGCTACAGCTGCGAAAACGGAAATTTCAAGGGACTAAAAGGAATAGACAATGTGCAACGACGTGACAGCAAACAAGGATAGATACGACAGGCTACTCATCGACACGAAGGTATGCGCCGAGTTCATCCTTGACGACCTCATGGCGGCGGCACGCAAGGACCCCGACAAGGTGCGCGACGTGATCGGCTCGGTCAGCTTCCGCAAGATGGAGGAGTACGTGTCGCTGAAGCAGCAGACCGAGGCGGCCTTCGAGGAGTGGATTCACGGAGTAACAAGCGTTGACTGACTTGTCAACAACTGACACAACTTATCAACACCCAGGAGAATCAACAATGGAACAAGCAAAGGAAACCACTACCGCCGTCAACGTCCTTGACGACTACTCCGTAATCGTCGTCGACCAGGAACGCCTCCAGGCGTTCTTCTCGGACGGCAAGAACCTCGACAAGGTCTACGGACGCGTCGAGAAGATGGCGAAGGGCCTCGTGGCCGACCCGACCACGAAGGAAGGCGCATCCCAGATCAAGGGCGCCGCACGACAGCTCGCGAGCGTAAGGGTCAAGGTGGATAACCTCGGAAAGCAGGTGGTCGCGGAGCTCAAGAAGCTCCCCGGTGTCATCGACGACAACCGCAAGGCATTCCGCGAGAAGATGGAAGCCCTGCAAGCCGAAATCCGCCGCCCGGTCACCGAGATCGAGGAACGCGAAGCCGAAATCGACCGCATCAAGGCCGTGCACCAGCAGCTCATCAGTGCGGACTCCGCCACAATCAGGCAGAACATCGAAGCCGTCAAGGCTATTGCGCTCACCGCCGAAAAATGGAAGGAGAGCCTCGAAAAGGCCACCAAGGCCGTGACCGGAGAAATCGCAGCGCTCGAAACCATGCTGAAGGCAGCGGAGAAGCGCGAGGCGGAGGCCCGCGAGCTCGAAGAGCTCCGCAGGAAGCAGGAAGAGGCGGAACGCATCATCCGCGAACAGAGAATCAAGGAAGAGGCCGAGAAGAAGGCACGCGAGGAAGCCGAAGCCCGAGCAGCCGCCGAGAAGGCACGCATGGAGCGCGAAAAGCAGGAAGCCGAACGCAAGGCCGCCGAAGCCGAAAGGGCCGCACAGGAGGCCCGCGAACGCGAAGAAGCCGCCAAGGCCGAACTCGCAAGGCGAGCCGAGGAACCAGCCCCCGTACCGATGTCCAAGACGCTCCCACAGCCGAAGCCGTCCAAGTGGACCGACGAACAGAAGGCGGTGAACAAGCGCATCGTCGCCGACATCGCCGACACCATCGAACCTGAACTCAAGAAACGGATCGCCGGACATTCAGACCCGGGCTACAGACTCGCCGCGGAAGAATGCGCGAAGGCGGTCGTGAAGGCGATCCTTACAGGAAAAATCCAGAACCTCAAAGTGGAGTACTAAAAATGGAATTTATCGAAATCACGCGCATCGTCGCCGACAAGGCCGCATGGCTCGAAAAGCGCAAGCACTACATCACCGGAACCGACGCCGCCAAGCTCCTCGGGCTCTCCCCCTTCGGCAGCATCTTCGACGTATGGCTCGACAAGACCGGACAGGCCCCCGAGTTCGCGCAGAGCGCCGCGATGAGGGCCGGGACCGCGTTCGAGTCCGCAATCCTCAAGATGTACGCCGAGGACACCGACGCGAAGCTGGAGCACGTGGACGGATACAACCTCGTCACCTGCGACAAGTACCCGCGCCTCGGCGCCTCCCTCGACGGATGGAACCACTCGCTCGGAATCCCGGTTGACGCCAAGAACATCCGCTGGAAGGACGAAAAGTGGGGCGACGCCTGGACCGACGAGTTCCCCGAATACTACAAGACCCAGCTCCAGGTGCAGATGATGGTCACCGGCGCGAAGTTCGCCCACCTCGCGGTGATGTTCTCCGGACAGGATTTCAACATCTACACGATGGAATACGACGAGGAGCTCGCGCAGCAGATCCTCGACGCATCCGAGGCGTTCTGGCCCTATGTCGAGAATTCCGAGATGCCGGAGGTAAGCGGCAGCGATACCGCGTCCGACTACATCAAGGACAAGTACGCGGTCGGTACGCCCGACCTCGAAAAGGAAGCCGACGAGAGCCTCCAGAAGTACGTGGCCGACTACAAGGCGGCGACCGCAGCCGAGAAGGACGCCAAGGCGAAGAAGGACGAGGCTGGCAACCGCATCAAGGTATTCATGGGCGACGCCACGGTGGTGCCAGGATTCTGCACCTGGAAGAACGCCAAGGATTCGCAGAAGACCGACTGGGAGGCCGTCGCAAAGGCCGCCATGGAAAACATGAGCGTACTCGAGCGCGAGGAGCTCGTCGCGAAGTACACCGAGACGAAGCCGGGCAATAGAACACTCCGCATCACCGCAAAAGGATTTTAAACAATCAACCCCAAAGAGGTAAAACTATGGAACAAGCAATGACCCCCGCAATCGCAACCCCCGAACAGCAGATGATGCCCGCCGTGGCAATGTCGGCATCCGAAAACGCCGCCGTCGCAATGGCCGCACAGCAGAAGGCTATCGTCGAGGCCCGCTACAAGATGGCACTCGCACGCCCCCGCGACCTCGACATGGTGCGCCAGGCGATGCTCAAGGACGCCCGCCGCCCCAGCTTCGCCAACGTGGCAATCTACCACAAGCCCGTAGGCAAGGGCATCGAAGGCCCCAGCATCCGCTTCGTCGAGGCAGCCATCCGCAACATGACCAACATCCTCACCGAGACGGCGACCGTATCCGAGGACGACGAACGCCGCGTCATCCGCGTGGCCGTCAGCGACCTCGAAACGAACACCTACTTCTCGCAGGACGTGACCGTCACGAAGACTGTGGAACGCCAAAAGCTGCCGCAGGGAGAAAAGCCCATCCGGGTCCGCACCAACTCCTACGGCAAGCCCGTCTACATCCTCCACGGCACCGACGACGACATCCTCAACAAGCAGAACGCGCTCATCTCCAAGGCGGTCCGCACGCTCGGACTCCGCCTGATTCCTGGCGACCTCGTCGACGAGGCGCTGTTCTACGTACGCCAGACCATGGCGAAGCAGGACGCGCAGGATCCCGACACCGCAAAGAAACGCATCATCGACGCTTTCTCGCAGCTCGGCGTCAACGTGGAATCCCTGAAGGACTACCTCGGCCACGAACTTTCCAGCATCGACCCTAACGAATTGCAGACACTCCGTGCGCTCTATTCCGCCATCAAGGACGGCGAGACCACATGGAAGGCCATCATGGACGACAAGGAAGAAAAGGAAGCCGAGGCGAAGGCAGAACAGAAGTCCGCGAAGAAGACCGCCAAGAAGGAAGCCGCAGCCGTAAAGGACGATGAACCCGAACAGGCTCACGCTACCGAAGGCTCCGTTCCCACAGAAGAGGACATGTTCGGATAGCCGATGAAGACCCGTTCCCTGAAGTACCCCGTTTCCGCGATGGTAGGCGCGACATGCGGTCGCAAGTCGTTCACCTACCGGATGGTCTACGCCCTGGAACAGTGGGCCCTGCGCCACGGGTACGAGGGACACCGCCCGCACATAGTCCCGACAAAGGCCGACAGGAAAAGGCAACAGAAACTTCAACTCAAGGAAATCTAATGGCATACCTCAACAAAGTCTTTCTCATGGGCAACCTCGGAAAGGACCCCGAGATCCGCGTCTTCCCGAGCGGCGGCAAGTGCGCCACGTTCTCGCTGGCCACATCCAAGCGCTACCGCGACCAGAACGGGGAGCAGAAGGAGCAGACGCAGTGGCACACGGTCAAGGTGCTCGGCCGCTCCGCAGACACCCTCCAGCAGCTCGGCGTCAAGAAGGGTACGCAGATGCTCGTCGAGGGCGAGCTCACCTACAGCACCTGGACCGACCAGACCACCGGACAGAAGCGCTACTCCACCGAGGTGGTGGCGTTCTCCTTCCAGCTGATCGGCCCCCGTCAGCAGCAGGGCAACGGCAACGCGGCACCGACCTACGACTACTCGCAGGGCGGACAGAAGGCGCAGCAGCCCGCGCAGGACAGCTCCGGATGGCAGGCACCCGACGGTGACGACGACCTGCCCTTCTAGGGATATTGCCGTGTCTCCGGCACCCCCGCGGTCGTGTTTTTTTTGTTTCGGGCCGCGGGGGCAACATTTGAATCGAAACACAGCTCGCCTAGCTCAACGGTCAGAGCTACGGACTCATAACCCGCAGGTTCCCGGTTCGAATCCGGGGGCGAGCACTAAGGCCCGATGGGTGTACACATTTTACCTAATCAACACCCCTATAAGACAGCACCAGTAGGGCCCGAATTTGCACGATGGCAGCATAAACTGAAAGTTAAACCAACAACTGAACTTTCTTCTAAAATCTGTAAACATACACACGCACCGCTGCCGGAGTGCAAAACCTTTAAGAACCGCAAGTCATGAACAACTGATTGGCTTGCATCCGTCCGGAATCTACACACGGGCGGACCGGTGGCGAGGCGGCTCATAGGTACTCCATTTACTTTACCGCCGGGCCTCTTCGGCGGCATAAAAGCAACGGATTAGCTGGTGCCGACAAAGAATAGGTGCGCCACCGGATAGAATTTTTTTTGAACGAAACGAGGAAAAATAAATGGGAATAACTGTACTTTCGCTTTTCGACGGCAAATATGGAGCCAGTTCCAACGGGGAAATAATCTCCTATGTTGGCAGGACAAAGAAACTTATCGGAAAGATTGGAAAATCTGGATATAGGATGGTTGTCCTGACAATCAACGGGAAAAAGCAATACCACAATGTCCATAGGATTATTGCAAAGGCTTTTATTCCCAACCCGAAAGGACTGCGTGAAGTGAACCACAAGGACGGAAACAAACTCAACAACGCCGTGTCAAACCTTGAATGGGTCAGCACTAGGGAAAATCAAATACACGCAAGAAACAATGGACTTGAAGGGTCTAGCAAAATCAGTATGGAGATTGCCGAAATGATACGAAAAGACAATGGAAGTAATCGTGAACTTGCAAAAAAGTATGGGCTTAAAAAGACTGAAATAGGACTGATTCGTCAAAACAAAAGGTGGGTAGCATAATGGGAATAAGGGTGCTTTCATTGTTTGATGGGATGTCGTGCTGTCAGATCGCGCTCAAGGAACTCGGCATAAAGGTCGACAAATACTACGCCTCCGAGATCGACAAGCACGCGATTAAGCAGACGCTAATCAATTTTCCCGACACCATCCAGCTCGGCAGCGTGACCGAGGTTGACGCACGGAAGCTCGGACACATTGACCTTTTGGCAGGGGGCTCGCCATGCACGAACTTCTCGTTCGCCGGACGCCGCAACGGCATGAATACTACCACGAACGAGGAAATCTACACTCTCGAGCGATACCTCGAACTGAAGGAACAGGGCTTCGAGGTTTGCGACGCGTTCCATGAGAGCGACAACCTTGCCGTCGGAATACTGCTGCGCCTTCAGGAGGGCAATCTCGTTGTCCTTCTGTGCGAGCTGGTAGACCGGGCTTGCGGCAGGGTTCTGGTTGCCACCGAACAGACCGCCGAGGCCGTTGCCACCGAGCAAGCCCGTGGCGATTGCGGTTCCGACAGTACCGATGATGCCGGTGGTAAGACCGGCAGTGCCTACGCCCTTGGAGGCGTATTCCTTATCTTCTTGATACACCATCTTATTATCTCCTTTCGATTGGTGTGTAAAAATGCCTATCGGGTGTTTCCCGAATCGGCTCTATAATGTCTTTCTGAAATCGCCCGCGTCAGCTCCCTTCTAGCGTTCGCGGGGACATGTAATTTCCTTCGTCCAAATGAATAAAAGAACGCCGTCGGCGTTCTCCTTTTCCTGGTTCCAAATGTCACGGAGAAACGGGTAGCATTACGCCACCTGCTTCGGAATCCACAACGTAGATACGAGGTGACGGTTGGCGTAGCACCAGTCGTCCTTCTGCGGCTCGCCATACCACGAATCCGACAGGCTCACGGCGAGCTGGATCGTGGCGCACTTGGTCGGTCTGTATTCGGCGAGGTCACGGAGCATGGCATACAGCAGCACGTTGGTATCCTTGAAAGAAAGGTCCTGGCCGTATCCGTTGCAGTCGTGGACGAGCCAGCAGACAATCTCGTAGAGGTTGCCTAGATTCGGTGCGTACCAGTCCACAATCTTCGGGCCGCTGCGCCCGTCGAATACGAATCCCGGAGCCGTCTGCACATGCAGGGTTCCCTGGTTCGTAATGACCGAAAGTCTCACCCCTCCGTCAAGCGGGTAGCGCCTCGCGCGGTTCTGCTTTAGTTGGCAGAGCATACTGCGACCGTCCGATATTTCAAGGCGCTCTATCTTGAGCGTCGACTTGTGCAGCCGATTCATCATATTTATCCTCCCCAGTCATCCTTGTCGAAAAATACCCACCCGAAGAACATCCATGCGGCGAAACAAGCGACAATTACTCCGCATCCTACCATACATTACCTCTTCGCTGAACCTTCTATCTTTCCGCGTATAAATGCCACGTCGGAGCGTATTGCAGAAATAGCCTCCCTCATTTTCGACAGATCTGACATATCCGCTTTACGCTGTTCCACAAGCGCTTGCGTAGTCAGTTCCAACGAGGTAAAACGGACGTTCGTGTCGTCACTGTTACCCTTCTGTATGGCGGCCGTGGCTGCTGCAATAAGCAACGCCAACGCGCCTACCAGAGGTTGAAGGAACTTGCGCCATTTTGCGGATTCATTCATCGGAAAATTCTCCATTTGTGTAAAGTGACTTCATTAGAATCGAATTTTCCATCAAACATCTTCATCACACAATGAATAAACCACGCATGCAGTTACCGTACAAGTCGTTGTACGACGTAATGTTTTCAGCCATGGTTTATCTCCTTGTTTAAATCTTTTCTCGCGTCAAGTTGTTTGAAATTTGCAGAAATCCTAGTGTTAGTAATCTTCCTCGAAGCACTTCGACATGACGCTGATGTAACAAAGTGTCGAGCTTGCGTTCGCCTTGATAACAGATATTACCATATCTATCACATACGCGTGCAAATTGTCCCCGGTACAAATAGCTAACAAAGCGTGTCCTTGGATGTCTTGAACGTTGGATGTTGACAGATTGCGGGACGCAAGTACAACATCAGTTCCATTCAAATTTGAATTGCCGATTCGGTCGATGAATGAATTGATATTTGATCCGGTCTGCGAGTCCCATTTAATCGTACCCCATACTTGACCGCCGTTCCAAGATCTCGTAGAACCGGCATCCACAGTGAGCTGCAAAACATTTGTCGATGGTGTTTTCAGTCCAAATACCAGGTTATCCGATGGTCCGTTTACAAACTTCGATGTATAATGAATAATGCCGACACCGGTAATCGTCCCGTTGTTGATTTCTCTGTGCCACAAAGCAGCAGTATGAGGAATCTTGAACGACGGGCTGGCTTCACCAAAGCCTTCCCCGTCACTCTTGAGGCACATCGGTACATTGCTGCCACCATACGACGACGCATACAATTTATTCGAGCGTTGTGCATAGCCAATAGTCCAAAGGCTAGGGCTGTCGCATTCAATAACATTCCCGTACTGGTCTACGTAAACAGGAATTCTGGGGCCGCCAATCTGCGGGTGGCTTGCCGAAGAACCAATCTTTGCGGCGTACGTACTTTCGTTAGCGAAGCCGGACTGCGTTGCGTATGCGCTTTGCAGGCCATTCGTGCGGTAGTCGCCGTCCTGCAATGCAAATGTACCGCTCGCATTTGGCAGTTGTAAATCTCTGCTTGCCGTTAAGTTATCCGACCAAATCTTACCTACATAAGCACCGTTACCAATTCTTACCGACCCTCTACGGGCATTTGTTTTTTCTCCACCCGAAGCACCTACTATCCAAATTACACCATTTCCAGTATCGTAGTATGCAGTCAAGTTCGGCATTGTATATACACCCTTGAAGCCGGAACCAGACCCATCAAAGAAAACAGGACATTTAGTGTTGCTCGAATTTCCTTGGTTGTACAAGTTTCTCGAACTTACGGCTACTTCTTTGACATTGGCGTAAGTAAAATCGACAAGATCGGAAGGTAACGTTTCTGTAGTCGTTCCGCCTTTTGATATACTAGCGATATTAGTATTTACAATCTCAACGCCTATTCTTCTGGCAGATGCAATGTTGCTACCTGTATCTATAAGCCAAATATCATATTTAGGCCTGGACGAAGTGCTGTCGCTAGATTCCTTGTAGCATATCTTGAAGTAGTCTGTTATTGCTACTGTTTCTGCCGTTAAAGTCATCCATGCTTTAGTAGTTCCTCCGGTGTCGTCTGTCCTCGCTATCGACGCATTGATAACAACAGTAGCTGTAATCGCTCTTGTGCAATTTACCCTAAATTCGCAAACACCTTTTTTTACTGTGCCAAAATCAAGCGTAAAAAGATGCGTGTACCCCTTAATACCATCATTAAGTGTAAATGCTGTATATGGCCCTACAGCAGATACTGACGGAACAGACCAAGCACCCTTTTGGTTGAGGTACTTGCTTGTGTCGCCGGAGCTACCGTCTATGCCTAACTTTGTCTGGAACGCATTCTTGCACGCAGTCCACAGACCTGTGAGCGTTTCAAGGAGTCTTCGTACTGTAGTTTCGTTATGCGAAGAGTTTGCTGCCATTGGATTTCCTATAGAAAAAAATTAGAAGCCCATACCCATGAGGTATGGGCTCATATATCAGACGAATGTTGCGATTATTTCTTGTACTTCCGCAGAAGTCATTTCTGTCATTAGCTCTACAGGATCCCCACCAGTAGCAGGTATAGTCTTGGAGACTCCGTTCACGGTCACGTTGTGGGTATGGCTTCCAGAAGCCTTACTGTTCCAAGTAGACGCACTTGCTATGTGAGAATCGGATATTGTACCGCTGATGTCACTGTCGGTTACCTTGTCCTTGAAAGCGAGAGCCTTCAAGTCGCTGAACCACTTCGCAATCTTGCCGAACAGTACGGAAAGCTTTTCGCCCGTAGCAATGTTGCTGCGACTAGAAGCAGCCGTAAATGCAGCCGTAGTATTGCTTGCGTTGCCCGTTGTAGTAAGGTAGCTGTTCGTATCTACGGAGCCGTCATTCTTCAGCAGGCCGGCTGTTGACGATTTTTGAACGTAGTTCGACAAGTCTACGAATCCTGACAGTAGGTCGAACTTGTACGTGGTAGTGCCGCCGCTAGTAACGGCGCAGATACCAACGTTATCTCCTGCACGGATTGGCTTACCCGCCCCTTCGATGAAGTCCGCAGTAGTAGTACCGCTGTCGGTGATGTTGTAGACAAAGCCTTCGTTTGCCGCTACGAGAAGGGAGCTGGTAAGATCTGCAACGGTCTTCGTGCCGCCAGCCTTGTACACGGCTGAAATCGCAGCGTTGATGGCGTCACGCACCGCCTTTTCTGATGCAGCCTTGTTATTCTCCGACGCTACGGAAGCTCCGATTGATCCTGCAAGCTGTACGACACCCGTCTGCGAAGTAGTAGCACTACGGACGGTTTTCTTTGACGGTACGATTTCGCCGTTCTCGTTCTGGGTTACTCCTGCAATGAACGAAATGCTCGTACCGCTTGCAGACGGGTCTGCTACAGCAGTCTGTTTCGTCTTGAAGTCGGAAGCCTTGTTGCCTGAATCGGTCAAGTTCCCGTTGGCGTCGAGACCGGCAAAATTTCCTTCGGTCGCATTGGATACCTTGTCTGCCTTCCCGTTCAGTCCTGTCTTGACGAGTTTTTCGCTCGGGTACTTCGTGTCGCTAGGAGTGCTAGACCAAGACGTAGCTTTGTTTACGGTATTTTCAAGATAAATACTCGAATACGGCTGCCAAGTATATTGGCCGGATGTACAAGCGATTCGTTCTAACTTTGGAGTTTCGCTCGGGTTTTGGTAACTCGTCATATCCACACCGACGAAAATGAAATCGGGTGTAGAAGACGAAGAGTTCTCGACGGACATGAGCGGAGCCAGCAAATCATTATACCGGAGTAAAGGAATCTTCCCTGCATCGAAGATAGCCTTTACTTCCGCGTAGGTATTTGATGTTGTGACGAATACGAAGCCCTTGCCATTGCCGGATACTTCGCTTTTTACCGCAGCCCAAAGGCCTGCCAGGGTCTCGTTGAGCCTGCGGACGGTTACTTCATTTTCTGATGTTGATGCGGCCATGTCAGGTCTCCTTTTTTAAATAAATGTTGCTACAATTTCCTGCACCTCGGAAAGAGTCATTTCTGTCAGCGCATCTTGTTTGTTGTTAATTAAGTCGATTATATCTTGCGACACAATCAGTTCGTTGGTCTCTACGTCAACATCAAGGCCGAATCCATGGAGTACGGATATGACGTTGCCCGAAGTAATTTCGATAGCGTTTCCAGGCACATAGGAAGCGCCTTCCCCGCCGTTGCTAGAAATCGGAGAAAATTCGGTTATGAAAAGCTGGATTACTTCCACTTCGACGACGGCACCGGACTGTTCGTCCGAAAGCGCCATCATTATCGCCGTGGAGTCTGTATTCTCCGTCATCCACGCGAACGTCTTGCTCGTAACGAGTTCTTCCGTCGTATCGACGTTGAACGTACCGGCGAACCACTTCATGTGTCCGACTTTCAGCTTGACATCGATGTTCACCTTGTCGCTGGAAGACGTCACGACGGTTACCTTGACCTGGGCCGTGCAAATGAACTTCTTGTTCGCGTCCATTGACGCGATGCAGTTGTGCACGTCGTCGGAGTCCTGCAACTCGATATTGTTGCTTCCGATAACGCGCGACAGTTCGTAATCGGCAAGCGGTACGTATACGGCTGTATCGTCCGAAAGAGTCGCCGTCGAGTACAGTCCAGCCGTACCGTCATAAGCCGTGTTGATGTAGTCACCGACGATGTTCTTGATGTCGATACGGAATACATCCATTCCTGTGATCGGGTCGCGCGTCTTCGAGATGTCTACGGTATCCTTTGGGCTCGTAATCTCTACGCCGCGCTGCCCAGAAAAATCTACCTGGTAGTCCGTATGGCCGTCAGGCTTTACGGTAGGAGTGACAGTTATGTCGGTTCCTGCCGACACCGTTGATTTAGCTTCAGTTTCAGCCGCCTGCGCACGGTCCGATTCGGACTGAAGGTCGTCTGCTACGGAGTCTATGGAATCTCGCAGTTCGTCATCCTGGTCGTCAACGTACTTTTTCGTGACGCCAGACTGTCCGCCACCTTCTCCGGCAGGGACAGATACATCCATGTAGGACGCGATCACGTTCCCGTCGGCATCCCTTACCACGTAGTCGAGCAATTCGTCGGCAGTCACGAACGCCTGCCACATGCCGTTAGAATCGAGCGTTGCCGGGTTATCGCACAGTTCAGAACCGGAAGCGTTCTCGAATATCTCGGCAAGCTCCATCTTGCCTGATTCGTATACGGAAACCGTACCTCCGGAATAGGGAATCCCGGACTGGTCCACGAACTGCTTTGGTACTGTTACAAGATATTTCATCGGAATAAAGGCTTTATACTTTCTCACGATGAATAAAAATCAGGCGTTTACGACACGCCGTTCATGTTGGCGTTGCTCACCTTGCCGCCGCTAGATGGATTGTCGGAGCGGAACAGGTCTACAGAAAGATCCACGCCGTTGTGGTATACGTTCTGTTGAGTGACCCACGTCTTGTACCCGAATTCAGCCGTCGAGAATACAAGCCCGCAGTCTTCCGAGTGCCTGTACTTCCTCCACGAGTACGTGTACACGAACGTGGTTAGCGAGTCTATGCAGTCATTGCGTACGGCGTCGATGTCCATGGAGCATTTTTCGGCAATCGAGGAAATAGCCTTCCTGACATTAGGCCACGTAGTGACGAGCGAACAGCAGTGACGAAGGTATCCCCATAGCCGTACATATTCGTCGTCAGGCAACGGCCTTATGTCTGTACGTCTGATGGTCTTCTGCGAAAGCACCTTCCTGTTCACCCTCCTCAACTTGATAAGTAGGGCGTCAAGGTCGGAAAGCATTTCCGGCGGAAGCTTCCCGTAATATCTTGAAACCTTGTTATTGTTTTCCATACTATCCTTCCTGAATTTTAACGACAACATAAAGTGTCATTTATTGACAATATAGATGCGTTGGAGGGACAGGCTACTGACATGTTACGTCAACTACCATGTCAGTTCGAACAGTATCTTCTTGGACTCTTCGTAGTTGTTGGACCCTGTCTTCAGGTACTTGATTCCTGCTATATGGGAAACGCCACCAGGGCAAGACATGCTCCATTCGAAGCCCCTTCCGAAGTTCATCACGAACGGTACGTTTGTAGGTGTCATATAGGACAAGTCGCTATTGCTGTCAACAGCCAAGGACCAGTCGCACCTTACAACGAACGGGTCAACTCCTATCCTGAACAGGTTTATGGGGCCTGTAAAGCCCGACATCCATGCGACAGACCTTGCGTATATCAAGTCTTCGATTTGGGTTTCGCCGTCGCCGTAATCATATATCCACACCTTGTCCTTTATATCGTTGGCACTAGGTATAGGCTGCGTCGGCAGTCCTGGCCATACGTGGAAGCACACGAGGATATTTGCGTACAGTTTCAGCTTTCCGGAGGGCAGGAACGTACCGCTGTTGCCCTCGTACGTATAGCTATGCGCGGAATCGGCTGCTACCAAGTTGTAGCGGTCGAACTGTACGGGCATGTTGACGACGCCGACATTGTTGCAAATGTTCGCTGATACCGTCGTGTTCGCCACTGTGCCACGGAATGACACCATTGCGGCCACCTTGCATCCGATGATGTCGAACATGAGAGAACCGCTAGAATCGCCCTCGATCTCGACATGCTCGTTGATGTCGCAATTCAGATACCTTGCGTACACGTTCGTCTGGCGACCGTTGATGTTGCAGTTCCTGTACACAGCGGCCGCAGTGGACGTAATATTCGCGTAAACGTCCGCATCCTCGATTAGCAGCTCGCCGTTCACGGCAATGCCCGACAGCATCGTGCACCTGATGGAACCCCTCTTTAGGCTGAACCCGCCGATGGCTACATCGGTAGTCCTCATTTCGAGCCAGCAATCCACGAGGTTCAGGTTCGAACCTTCAACCGACACGGAGAAGTCGCCGGACACGTTGTGCAGTTCGGTGTTGCCTCGCAGACCTACCAGGTGGAAGTTAGCGTTCTCGGCGATTGCGTTAGGAAGAAGCACGACGTTTTCGACGGTCTGTTCGCCAAGGTCGCCGTAGTCGGCCTCGTTCTGCTTATTCTTCAGCCTCACGTAAACGGACGCATTACTGCAATTGTCCAGTAGGATAGTGTTTCCGACGCTGGTTAGCTTGCTCCACGAATACACCGGCGCGAACCACGAGGAATCTAGTTCGCAGTTCTTGATGGTTACGGCTCCAGTAATGGTGCCGTCAGCGTAAATCTCGCAATTGTCGAACGTCATGCCTGAAGCGTAAACGATGATGTCAACGCGGATACCGGACCATGACCTGAAACGTGGTTCCGTAATCAGCGTAGCGTCGATGATAAGGCGTTCGGTCGGGTCGAAGTTAACATGTTCCGAGCTCGCTCCCCAGCTTGTACGCACTTCCTTGTCAACAATGTGTATTACGCCGTTCACGCCGTTCTTGCTGACGCAGTGGAGGTTGCGTACGCCGATTATTTCCGTCTGGTTGGACACGAGGTAATTGCTCACCCTAGTGGAATCGTCCATGTCAACGTCGTACAGGGTCAGTCCGGACACGTCGTAGTACACGGCTTCGGGAGTGGCCGGGAAGAACAGGCCACGCCCGTTCGCATGCGCGTAGTCTGCTGCACGCTGCACGGCGTAGCGTTGCGTCGCGTAGTTTCCGAAATTATTGAGCGGGAACGCGCCGAAATGCCTTACGTCAAGCTGTCGCGGGCATTCGGTAAGGAGCCACCGTCCAGTAACGGATTTGTCGGAAACGATTACGGATCCGTAGTTTTCCTGGCTCGCGGAATCGCGTTCGTCCCACTTGTATAGTACGGCAGGCTTGTCGCCTGCAACGTTGTAACCTAGCAGCATGACGATTTCGCCGTCGGCCACAAGTTCGGCAGCTCGCAGTTCAGCGACAGAGCTGAACGACCTCAACGCGCATCCGTCGAGACTGATGCCTAGCGTGTTGTAGCTGTCTATGGCGCTTCCCTGCTCCTCCCAGCTTTCCGTGTCGTCGTCATCGGTCATGGTGGCGTGGCCGACGTAACGGTCGAAGAAGATAAGGTAGTCGTGGTTTTCGAGGAACGGCTGCTGTATGAGGCGACCTGAAGAGTCCGTGAACACGGAGCTGCCTAGCGACGTCGTTCCGTCCTCGGCGAACACCTCGGCCGGAGAAGCGTCAAGGTTGCAGAAGCGCACTCGCCCGACGAGGAGGCGTCCGGCGTTGTCGTGGTAGGATGCGAAAGGGGTAAGCGGTCTCATGTTACTTTTTCACTCCGTTTGCGTCGGGGTACTGTTCGGCGAATTCCTGCGAGAACGGGTCCCACTGCGGGACACCCTCGTATTTCCACTTTTCTATAAGTTCGGGATGCTTCTTGGCGTACTTGTCCAGACCTTCCTGATATAATGCACGCTGGGCTACCGGTTCAGCAATTGATCCGTACCTGTATGCGGCGCTTCCTACGGCATCGAAGACCGGGGCGACAACCTTGTCTAGCTTTCCGGCACCTGTCTGTTCAATGTACTTGATTTCCTTAATAGCTTCGGGGAAAAGGATACCTGCACGTTCCATCGCCTGGTTCACGTAGAATGCGGTCTCTGCGTCAAGGTCCTTGTTCTTCGCGTATGAGTTCCATTCCTGGTAAGTCTTCTTGCTTGGAGCCGTGAGGAACCTCTTGATGTCCATTACGCCTTCGGGAGATTCGAGCATCTTCGCGATGTCAAGTTGCGTAATTTCAGTTCCGTTTCCGAACGCAAGTTTTGGCGATTTCTGCACCATGTCGTAGACATTCTTGACGGCCTTCCGTACGTCGTGTTCGGTCTGCGACGTTTTCGCGTTGGTCTTGTAGTCCTTTATTACGGAATATGCGTTATCAACCTTTTCGTAGATACCCTTCTGTTCGCTGACTGACGGGAGTTCCTCACCACGTCTCAATTTTCTCATGGTGTTACGTGCGGCGCTGTAGAACGGGCCTCCGAGTTTCCCGAAAGCACCTATGACTTTCGGCACCATTGACGGGATTGACGCCGCGGTATAACCAGTAAGCATGGCGTTCGCGACGTTGCGCTTGTCAAGCGGATAGTAGTCGCTACCAGCAAGAGCTGCAATTTCTGCACCGCCAATCATTGCACCCGTAGCTACCGGGTTCGCCACGAATCCTGTGGAAGCGAGAGCGAGATTCCTTCCGGCGTCAAGCGCGGCATCCTTCTTGTGCTCGCCGAGCCAGCCGAGAACGCTTCCGGCCTCGCCCTTTCCTTCAGCGATGTCGCGGCGCATTCCGGCGTAGAGTTCGGGAGCCACGGTACGCAGTACGTTGCTCCAGAAGTTATTGTCGTATTCCTTCACGACCTTGCCCCTGTTGGCGAGCATCTCCTTCTTCATCGACGCTTCGATTTCGGGCCATTCCTTTTCCTTCTTGCGTTGCCACTCGTTCACGATATGGTCGTGCAGGTCTTCTGGAGTTATTCCGAGGCGGAGTGCAGCAAGGCTCAATTCCTCGGGGTCGTTCGCAATCTGCAACAGCGGCACGTTTACGACACGATTCCCCTTTTCGTCGGTATACGCCTGCGCGTACATGCTGTCGGCGAAGGCCTGGTTCTTTTTCAGCTCGTCGTAACTGCCTACGGATTTCGGTGGTGCCACGTTGATGATAGGGTTCTCGGCAACGAATGCTTTAACGGCTTTTTCACCGCGCGGATATACGAAGTCCTTGAAGAATGGCACAACGATGCGGTTCTTGAACTGGTATTCGGCTTTCTTATAGTCTTCCTCGCTCCTGGCGTCCGCCATGTCGTCGAGCAGCATCTTCGCGAGTTCCGTCATTCCGTTCTTGCGGAGCCATTCTCTCGAGGATTCAGCGTCGAAACCCCTGTAAATATGCGTTGCCTTCTGAAGGTAGTTTTCAGCCATTCGTAACCTCTTTATTTTCCACATATGAATAAAAACGGAAGCCAGCCGCTATGGCTGGCTCCGCTGCAAAAAAAAGAACAAGGGTTCTTTTACGGTTACTCCCACTTGCGTTTCGGTTTCGGACCGAGCCTACGGTCGATTTCCGCAATCTGCGCGTTGATTGCACCAACCCTTGCGGCCGAGTTGACGGAGTGGCGCGGCGCAGTATTCAGGTAATCGCGCAGTCCTTCGAGTTCGGCTCGCAACGATTCAAGACCAGCCCTGTCTTTCGGCAATACGGCGCTTCGGCTCAAGTCGATGCCGTTACGTGCGGCGCGGTCATCAACAGAAGCCACCAGTTCGTCGGCCTCGCGCATCCAGGAGTCGCGCTTTTCGTTCGCCGTATTCTGTTCGCGCTGGAAGTCCATCAAGTCCTTCTGGTAGATTCCCTGTCCGAGGTTCCTTCCGGAAGCGACGGCTTCCGCGAGCGTAGGAGCCGTCATTGCGGCTTCGTAGTCGGCCTGCGCGGTCGGGCCGTACTTGGCAAGGTATTCGGGAGTGTAGGACTTCTTCAGTCCTTCGCGGTAACGTACAAGGGCCTCGTTTTCCTTCTTCAGCTTCTCGTCGTTCTTACGTATTTCATCCAGCTTGATACCATACTCGTTGTCGTAACGCGTATCGGCGATATTGTCGCGTGTAGCCTGGTATTCGCGGTTGATTCGGTCCTGTTCCTTCTGGTATTCCTGCTGGGCAATCATGTTGTCCCACTTCTTCTTGTCTTCGGCTTCCCTCTGCTTGCGCTGGAGGTAGTCGTCCACCTTGTCGCCGGTGGAAGAAATAACGCCGCCGATCGAACCGAGGCTGTCGTAGTAGCGGCGACGGGCTTCGGCTTCCTGCTGCGAAATGTTCCCGAAATTGAGTGCCTGGAAATTCATCGGTATTGCCATTATCAGTTACTCCTTTATACGAGCTGTGCTCGGCTCTGCGCGATGGCGTTGCCGAGAGCCAGTCGGTTCTGCAATGTCGCGTCAGTCTGCTGCTGGTCGAAGGTGATGTCGCCTCGGAGCGTCTCGAGCTGCGTCCTGTAGCCCTGCTGCATGGAATCAAGTTTCTTCTGCTGCTGGTTGATGTAGTCCGTGTACATCCCGTAATCGAAGGAACGTTCGTCCTTCATTTCCTGACGTGCTTCCTTCAACAGTTCCTCGTCCTTTTCCAGGATGGACTTGTTGATGGCCTCGATGGCTCCGGAAGAATGGCCGAGACCAGCCGCGGCGGCTGTATGCTGCGACGCCTTCGCGACGTCTTCCAGGATTGCGTCTCTGTTAGGGTTCAGGTAGTCCTCGACGCTGTAGGCGCCCTTGTCGAACTTCTTCGGCTCGTACACGTATGCGGACGGGTCGTATGAATCGCGTAGCGCCTTGTAGCGGCTCACGGAGTTCGCGTCCGAGAGCTGCGTGCGGTTGGCCTCTGATTCGTTGAGAATCTGTTCCGCCTGCTGCTGCCACGCCGAAATCTGCTGGTTAGCCTGGTTACGGCGCTTCTGCGCAGCCTTGCGGTCCTGTTCAGCGCTGTGGGCGTTGATTAGGGCCGAAGCCAGACCGCCTACTGCACCTGCTATGGCTTCTACCATGGTATAGTCTCCTTGTATTCTTTTCCGTACCAATGAATAAAACCGACTACTTGACGCATGTAACGCCCTTCACGTCGAGCCCGTAGAGCGCGAAACCGATATTCTCGCTCGTGCCTACCTCGACGGCCAGGTACTGCGCCTTGCCTAGGTTGCGGAAAACGGTGTCGTAGTCGTAGCGTCCCGCGTTGCCCAGCGAACGTGTGCCGGAAGACACCCACGTGGTCCCGTCCCTGGAATAACGCAGGGTGATTAACGGAGCGTGGTCGAGGACGTTGCGGTAGTCTCCGTTGTTGGTTATCAGCTTGATGGAGCCTATCTTGAACGGCCTGTTGTCGCTGGATATGATGCCTCCGGCCCTCTTGCGCAGTATCGGCGTACCGTCGTGCTCGAACCATGTATCCTCGGTGGCCTTCACGAGGCAGTTGTCGCCCTGAAGTAAGATGTCGCCGTCCATGCCGGTGACTGGATACGAGTACCTGAACACGTCCTCGCGGCCCTTCTGTCCCTTCGACCCCATACGCACCCATCCGTCCTCGCGGAGGTCGTAGCAGAGCGTCACGCCGTCCGAAGGGAACGTAATCACGTACATCGGGTGGCTGAACCACTTGTAAATGAACGCGAAAGCCGTCTTGAAGTCGTACTTCCATATCATGCGCTCGATTTCGTCCGTAGACACACGCTTAGGCTGGACGGAACCGTCCATCATGTAGACGCATCCGTCGCCCATAGCGGAAGAGCCTAGCCACAGCACGCTGTCACCGTACACGGCGAGCGTGTCTGCGTTCTTGATGCCGATATTCATTGCGGCGGTATCCGGCGACACGAACGGGTTGGACGTGGAATCCTGGAACGTGAAGGCCTGGAATGAGCGTTCGCCGAACGTGAACAGGCGCGAGCCCGTAGAACATCCCACAAGCGTGTTATCCGGCTGCCATTCCGAGAAAGTCCAGTATCCGTAAGGGTTCTTGTCGAGTCCCATGGGGTCGTCTTCCGTCTCGAACGGGAACTGTACCGAGCGGTAGAACATGTCTGTTCCCTTGGCGCCTACGACAAGGTATCCGTACATGTACGCAACCCATGAAGGCTTCACGCGGTCAACTGTAGAATCCGGGTACTGTAGCGGCATCTGCACCATCTTGAAATCCTGCTTCTGCAAGATCGGCGCAAGCGTGGTATTTACCGCGTAGACGTTCTCGCCGTCGCAAACGACAAGGTGCGGTGCGGCCTTGCCGTAGCCCGACGTCTCGCAGAACGACACCTTGCCTGACCCGGCTACGTCGGCAACGAAGAAAGCCTCGTTCCCGGAACCTGCTTCAGTAACAAGGTACAGTCCTTTTCCCCACACACCGTATACGCACGGGCGCCCGTTGTGTCCCCTGGAGCAGCGGAACGTTCCCCTGGGCTTGCCAGAAGGGGCGGAACCCTTGGTGGCCGCGTTCACGTAGCCCGGCATCGGAAGGAGTACGACGGAAAATCCGTGCTCGTTGGCATCCTTCTGCTCTACGAACATGTTGTACGTGTCGGAACGTCCGAGCTTCGCGAAGCTGGACTTCTTGGTAAAACCAACTATGTTGGATACGAAGCTCAACGGCTGAACCTCCTGCGGATGAACGCGCCGGAGCGCAGGGAATCTAGGCAGTTGCCTTCAGGGTCCCTTGTTAGCCTGCGCGTAGTCACGTTGGTAGCCCCGATAAGGTCTTCCATGGACGTGAGCTGTGCGGAATAGTTGGAAAGCTGTTTAGGGTCGGAATCGGCATCCTCGGAAAGCAGCCCGACCGTCACGGCGAGCGTTAGGAGTTCCTTGTAGGCATCCGGCAATTCGATATAGTCGTCGTCGGCAAGGTGCATCTCGGCGTAGTAGACTATGCGGAAGTCGCAGTTGTCCATGCCTGACGGTAGCAGCAGTTCAATCTTGTTCTCGCCTACGGGGGACGCGCTGAAGATGTCCTTCGACGGGTCGGCGTAGAAGTTGACTAGCGGCACGAAGTTCATCTTGCTGTACGCGGCCTGTTCGCCCTTCAGTCGGAACATGCAGGCCATGATACGCTCGATGTCGGGAACTATGATGTCGGGAACGTAGTCGGCTGCGCCCGTCAGTTCAAGTTCCGCTTCCGGAGTCGGCGCTGACTGGTGATACCACACGTTAGTCTGCATGCTCCTAACGGTCCAGTAGGTATTGTCGGAAGTGACATGCCCGAAATCCTTTCCGGGAATCATCTTTTCCGCGTCGGGAAGCCCTTCTGACGAAGACGACTCGTGCATCACCTTGCCGCGTTTGAGGTTGTACTTGCCAATCACCTGCCTTTCGGCATACCTGATGTCTGTCATCCTCTGGAAAGCCGTTATAAGGTTCGAAGAGGAATACTTCGAGAGGGCACTTTCGAGATGCGCGCGAGCCTTGGAAAGTTCGCGGGAATCCGCGGGCGTGCCGTCCTCGATGTGGTTGGCCCTCGAAAGGGCGCGGAGCAGTAGTTCCTTTACTCTCATTTTGCAAAGCCTTTCACTGGGTTACTTTTTCTTGCCTCGGTTTACAACGCTGGAGGGCAACTTACCGATCCAGTGCGTCGCGATGTAGGAGCCGATTGAAGGTGCCGACATCGCCTTCGCGAACGAGCCCGGACCAGTTGCTGCGTCAACCTCGGACTTCTTGAAGAAGTATTTCTTGCCGCCGAGGTCTATGTAGCATCCCGTGTCGCCGAGCGTCGTGAAGTCGCCCACCCAGCTAGACGAGAGGTTCGCCGTCTGCCCGCTAGGGGTGCGACGCTCCTTGGTGTCTGCCGGTATTCCGTTCGTGGCACGGAGCAACGGGTTCAGGAACCGCTTCGGCTCCATCTTCACAGCCCATTCCCGCGCCTGCCGTTTTGCAGCGGTCCGCCAGGCCCTCATCGCGCCCGGATTCCCGATAATCTGCGGAGGCGGTTCGTGCGTCATGAACCATTCGGTCTCGAGCTGCGCAAGGTGCTCGTCGTTCATGGCCTTGTTCTGCGGGACGAGCGCGTCCCTGTACCTGGGGTCGTACCGCCAGTTGCCTGGGCCGTCGCTGTTGCCGCCGTTGTTCCATACGTGCCATTTCATCGGTCAGAATTCCTCGTAATTATCCACCTATGAATAAAACGGGAGCCGGAATGAATCCGGCCCCCGCCACGGTCGCGCCAACCCTTTATGGCCGGGAGGCGGGGCCGTAAGCCTTTTTACTTGTCCAGTTCGAGAAGGTGCCGCAACGAATCCAGCGGGACCATCTTTCGTGATTTACCGATGTAGCCTCCGACGGCGTAATCAAGCGGCAGGTCTTCCATGAAGAAGTCTGCACTGCCGCCACGGTCCACCGAGTAGACCTTTTCGGGCAAACCGAGTCCGCGCTTCTGCACGCCAGGCGCATAGTCGGGATTCAGGTCGGTCCGTTTCATGCCCTTGTAGACGCTTTCTGGAATTTCGAGTACAAGGGTCTTCGTTTCCGGCCCCATATCCCATTCGCCGCGTCTCCTGCTGGTGAAAACCGGGCGGGTTTCTTCCACGTAGACGAAAGTGCCGTCGGGGTTCTTTTTCTTGTGCTGAAGGTCGGCCTCGTACACGTTATGCTTGCCAATGGTTGTCTTGATGGAACCCTGCGAAAGGATCCCGCGCAACGGCTCGTCCGTAGTGGCGTGGTAACGGCGTATGACCTTTTCCATTTTATCGAGGAAATTCTTCGGAACCTTCGGCATGCTAGTACCCCCTGTTTGCGATTATCCGGGCAGTCTGTTCGCGGTTCGCGTCCACGGCCTTCTGCGCGTCGATGGCGAGCTTCCGTTCGTCGGCGGCTATCTTCGCGGCGGCGGTCGCGTTCTTCGCCGCAAGTTCCGCCTCGCGGAGCTTCATCTGTTGCTGGAACTGGATATTCTGTATTTCCTGCTGATTCTTCATGTTCTGCTGCGCGAGCTCTAGCTCGTAGTTGCGGCGTTCGAGTTCCTTGTTCTCGGCCTGCACCTGGTCCAGCTTCTCCATCGCCTCGTCGAGCTGCGCCTTCAGCTTCTCGGCGACGTTCATCATCGTGCCGATGTCCTGGCCTTCCGTGAGCTTCAGTTCCGTGTTCGCCTTCAGGTCCTGCGCGATGTTCTTCGCCACGTCGCTGTCTATTGTCTCGGCGAGACGGATGGCGCACAGTTCCTTGTGGGCGGGGTCAGCCATCTCGGCTATCGCCTGGATCTCGGAGCGGATTTTCATTTTCGCGGTAATGACGGACGGACCGCCCTCGAGAGTGAACTGTGGAACGTTGCCGTTGTTCAGGATACCGAGCATGATGCGTCCGAGCGCGTGACATGCGGCTTCCGCGTGAAGGTAGAGCTCCTGCACGTTGGATTCCGAGTTAATCTGCTGCTGCATTATCTCGTAGGCGGTGCGCTGCGTGGTGTCGAGACCGGCGAGGTTTACGCCGGAGCATTCCTGCATTGTCTGGCGGCCTTCCTGGAGCGCGGCGGAAATGTCCGCCGTGTTGAAGCTGTCGTTGACGAGTTGGGGCTGCGAAGCGCCAGCCTTGTCGTTCCAGGTGAGCCACATCGCGGAGCCCTTCTCGAAGTCCGTGAAGTATTCCTCGCAGCCTTCCGTGGCTGACTTGCCGACCACGCCGCGGACGTTCGAACAGCGGCGCATGCGGAGCGCCTGCATCGTGAGGGCCACGCTCATCTGCTCGATCTGCGGCATCATCTTCTGCACGTAGCCGACATAGACCTGGCCGTATTCGGAGCTGTAGTCCGTGTAGCCCGCGAATCGGACTATCGGGATGATGTCGGTCATGAGGTCCACCGGTTCGCGCACCTCGCGTTCGCCGCAGATGGTGTGCATGCGGACGAAAGTCCTCTTTACCGTCTTCGGCGGCATTCCGGGCTGTGCGTCCGGCGCGGGAAATTCCTTCGTGACCTTGCGGAAGTAGCGGACGAGCTGAACCTTGTCGGTCTTGTCCTGCCACGCCTTTATCCCTGCGAACGACATCTGCGGCTGTCCCGACGGGTAGTCCATCGGAACGATGTCTTCGCCGTACTCGCGCTTGGCCTTCGTGACTGAAATGTAGCTGATGATGGCGCCTTCCTCCGCGTCGCAGCCCGAGGGGTCGATGCAGTCGGGGTCGATGGCCACCTGCTTCTGGTCGGCGATGAACTCGATGCTGGGAACCACCTTGCCGTCGGAGAGGCTGGTGCCTACGACCACGTAACCGGCGGCGCAAGTGACGCCGCGCGTGAAGGCTCGCTGGTACACGTTCTTCGCATTATTAGAACTCTCGATCTTGGATATGGCTTCCTGAATGACCTTGCCGCCACTTTCTTCGGTACGGTCCACCAGGTTCACGTGGAAGGGCGAGCGGGAGAACGGCGACGCGATGGCGTTCACCTGCGGCGAGATGTTGTTGTAGGGAATGGTCGGGATGAGGTCGTTGCCTTCATTGTCGAGGATTGCCCAGCGCTTCTTGTTCTCGCCCACGCCCCAGAAGTTGCCTCCCGCCACCTCCAGCGCGAGTTCCTGGTCGTCTATGTCGGAAGCCCACCTGTCGCTCGCGCGCTTCAGGAAGTCCCTGCATTTCTTGATGATGTCTTCGTCTTCTTCCGGCATCGGAGCGAAGCCGTTGTTTTCGTTGGCCTGTAAAATACCTTCCATGACAAAAAAGCCCTTCTATCCGATAGGTTCTGTTACGACCTATGAATAAAAGAGCCTCGTATCAGGAGGGATAAATATGTCGGGCAATGAATAAAGGCTAGAAGATTTTCTTCTGTTACTTCATCCTTTTTATCATTTTCGGAAGGTTCTTTCCTACAGACCTGGCCAGTTCATCAATAGTTCTCATTTTTGTATAAGCGCCTTTTATTTCTTCTGGTTTGACACGATACCATTTACCATCAAGTCCACGATATTCAATGAAATTTCTGCCGCGTTTTAATGCGGCATACGTCCCTTTATCATAGTCATCAGGATAAACATAGCCTCCATACGCATTAGGAACTCTGACATAATGCAATTCAGCATTTGGATTGTATTTTACGGGTTCGCCACGGACCTTGTAAACATTGCCTTTGCTATCATGCGAATACATTTGCCATGGACGAATCTGTTCTTTAGGCAAAGATCGTCTAGGGTCGTTCCTGTATTCTTCCATCATAGTTTCGTATGTTCCAGGGAACCTTGACACTACATAATCTTTTCCGCCTTCCGTAGCAAGCACTTCTGCGGTTTCTGCGGCACCTTCTGCCGAAAGCGCAGCATTCCTTGCAATGTCCTTCATTTCACCATATTCAATTCCGAGACGCAATCCGTCAGGAGTGGTAAAATCTCGAGTCTTTCCTTTGTCAAGAAGCTTTTCTGCAAGTTTTTTGTTATCAAGGTATTGTTTATCCCTATAATTAAGGTCATGGCCTCCAGTACCAAGCATATCTTGTTGTGTAGTAACAGAACCAGGTCTCAAGTTAAATATATCGTTAGAAAGCTTTTGTACATTAAACGAATGTTCACGAGCATTTTTGTCGCCTAGTTTTTCTATTGGAATCGGTTTTAGGTATCCTGCCTTGAATACGGCATCAAATACGTTTCCAACAGTACGAGAGTTGAACGAATCAAGATTACGACCTTCTATGGACGAAGGAAAATCTTCCAAGATTTTATGTCCTAGATTTATCCCAACCATACGATCAGGAATTTCTTCAGGAGCCATGTTCACGTAATAAGGATGTTCAACGTTGAGGTCGTGATTAGTCTTGTGTGCGTATTCGTGTATAGCTACGTAAGGGTAGTTTTGAAACAAGGATTTCTTCACATACACCGTTCTATCTTCTGGCGAATAGAATCCGGATTCTTTTTCTTTCTCATTCAACAATTTTGGCTTTCCTGTTTTGGAATTCACAGACATTAGCCATGAATCTTGAAGAGGTTCAGGCATGCGATGGATATACCTTTCAAGTCTGTCAGCCAGCTTTCTATCCTCAATATGCTCTTTTACGTTTGACGAAGAGTTGTTGATGTCTTGTACTAATGTTCCTGCAAGATCATTTATTAGGGCATCTTGTTCAAGCGCAGTAAGTCCAGGAATAAGAGCGATAGAGTAAGGAAGAATGTTTTCGTCATTTTCCTTTTCGTATTCTCGGTCAAGAAAATTCTTGCGTTCAGCCATATTACACCTTAATTCGTCATTTTTTTGCAATATGAATAAAAAGAAAAAGCGCACCGTAAATGGTGCGCAAAAACTCATATATGTCTTTCCAACTTACCTGGATCTTTCCTTGTGGTCAAAGAGCCATTCAATAATTTTATCTCTGAAATCTTGAAATGTTTTACCACGTTCAACAACCCAACTTTTTGCGGCATCCGACAAATCCTTTCCCCAAATCGGCTCCGTTAGTGTCAAAGTTCCATTATCTACAAAAACGCCGCCATGTTCAGACATGGTTCTATCAATAAGAAATTCGAGTTTTTTTCTGTAATCTTCAATCGACTCACAATCTTCGTAAAGCCAACGATTCCTTGTCTGAAGAGATCTTATAATCATGACATACCGTCCCGTATTGTACAATACACAATATAATCTTTTTGGTAACAAAAAACAACACAAAAAAGGACCCCGCCACGGTTAGGTGACGGGGCCTTTTTTTTGGGGATAATAGGTTATGCCAACCTAGAATTCCTTGTATCGCCGTGGTTAGGCGATCTTGTAGAGCACGAGGGCTGCTGCGCGCGGTTCCACGAGCTTCGAGCAGAGAAGCATGTCGTAGCGGCTGTCGGTGGACAGCTTGCCGATTTCAGCGCCGGAGTTGCAGTGAACGGTCAGGCCGTCGATGGAGCTCTTTTCGTACTTGGCGCCTTCGCAGTCGCACTGGTTCATCGTACCGAAAGCCTGTGCGCCTTCCGCACGGATGATGGTTGCGCCGTAGGTGCCAGCGGCGCCCTTGACGGTCACGGAGGCGTTGGCGGCGACGGATGCCGGAATCACGACGAGGTCGAGGTCCCAGGTCACGGCCACGTCGAGCGTTCCTGCGGCGGCAACGGAGCTTGCGACGGTCACGACGAAGCTGTTGGCGACGCCGGTATCGTTGTCGTTCACGTCGAGGGCGTTGATGCCCGGGATGGCCACGACGACCTTGTCGCCGACGGCGAGACCTGCGGAACCGGCAGTCAGCGTGACGGTGGCGGTGGTCGCGGAGGTGGCGACGGAGGCCTTCACCTTGGCGGAAGCCACGTCACCGATGGTGAACTGCGGGATGTCCGGGATGGTGCGGAGCTGGTCGATGAGGGACCAGGAACCGCGGAGGTTCTTGCCGAAGCGCGGTTCTGCGAGTGCGCACGGCACGGCCTGCTGACCCTTGGAGGTCAGGTCGCCCCATACGTTCCAGTCCATGAAGCCGTAGAGGGTGCCGTCCACGAAGGACTTCAGGAAGGCCCCGGCCTTCTGGAAGGCGGCGAAGTCGGAACCGACGAAGATGTTGCCGATGTAGGCAATGTCTTCACCGATGATGTTCTTAACAGCCTTCTTGGCGAGCTTCTGGCCGATCTTGGCCATGGCCTTGTCCTTGCCGAGGGAGGTAATCTGCTTCTCGACAGCCTTCACGTTGTACATCACGAAAGCGTCTTTGATGCGGACCGGCACCTGGCGGTGCTTAATCGGGGTGGGGTTGGCGATGTTAAGGGAATCAAGGCCGGTGTTGGCGGGACTGCCCATGTTGACATCGGAGATTTCGGCCTGTCCGAGATTGGTGGTCTTGTAGTAGATGACGTCGCCGTTGTCCTTGCCCTGCATTTCAGCGGCAATGTTTCGGTCGGCACCTGCGTAGAGGTAAGCGCCGTCGGCTACTGCGCCGAGGGCGAGGGAAATCACCTTCTTGTTCTGAACGGTGGAATTTGCCATGATTATGTCCTTTGGCCGCACGGTGGCGGCACTTGAAGTGTGGGTTTGTCTGCGATACTACCCGAACAGCTTCTTGAAGATCGCGTTGGCTTCCGCGCTTTCGTCAATAGCCCCGCCGCCCTCGTTTCCTCGGGTGAGCGAGCCTGTAACTCCGCTGCTCATGGGCGGCTGTGCCGTTACCGGAGCGGGTGCGGGTGCTGGCGTCGGGTCCTGTGCAGGTGCCGCGGGCTGCTGCGTCGCGGCGGGTGCCGGAGCGGGAGCTGCTGCGGGGGCGTCCTTCTTCGGGGGGAGCGTGAACCGTCTCTGCTGCGTGGCCGCGCCGTTCTGTGCCGTGCGCGGTGCCGCCTGCTGTTCGGGCTGTGCGCCCTGTTCCCTCGCGTAGAACGCCTTCACCTGGCTTTCGAGCTGGTTCAGCAGGTTTACGCGTGTCGCGTTGGCGATTGCGCGGCTGCCGAACCTCGCGA